AACAGTAATTGAATCTTTACATAGAGCGCAAGCTGCTTCATTAGAAACTAAAGTTAGAATCCTTAATCCAGATTTAACAGAAGAAGAACTAGAAGATGAGGTTCTTAAGATAGCAACTAACTTTAATTTAGCAGACCAAAGCGTAGAAGATATATTAGAGCTACCATAATGTTATGGTTTATGACCCAGCAACAAATGAACAGATAGTCGAAACATACGCATCAGTATTTCAAGAAATAAACGATTTTTTATTAGAACTAACCGCAGAAACATTACTAGAAGGTAAAGCATACGATGGTTCTATTACTGACTGGCTGCAATTTAAACAATCATCAGTAGCTAAATTATTAGAAGAAGCTAGTAAGCAAGCCGATAAATCTTTTGGCGCAATTAAACCATCAGTTACCGCAGCAGTAGAAGCTGCTTATAGTATTGGAGAGAGTACCGCAGCTGCCGAATTATTAAGTGTTGGTTTACCAGTTGATGTTGGTTCTGGATTTCAAGGATTAGCAGAATATTCAATAGAAGCACTAATTGATGGTGCAGTAAATAGATTTCAAAACAGAGCAAATAAACTTAATGTAGTTAGAGCAACACAAGATGTTTATGCACAAGTTACAGAAGAAGTAGCAGCTTTAGTTACATCTGGCGTTGCAACATTAGAAGAAGCAGTCGAAATAGCAGTAGATAGATTCTTAGATAAAGGCATTAAGACAGTACAACTTGGTAACAAAAATATGCAGATAGATGATTATGCTAACACTGCAATTAGGACAATAGCTGGTAATGCGCAAGTTCAAGGTTCGTTAGATAGATATGAGGATGCAGAACAATATTTAGTTTGGATTACAGATAGTCCTATGGAATGTTCATTATGCAGACCATTTGAAGGTAAGGTATTAAGAACAACAGATGATTTATCTAAAGTACCAGAAGAATATCATGGTTCAGAACAATCTTTAGAGTATGCAAAAGGAAAAGGTTTATTTCATCCTAATTGTACTCATTCTGCACAAATGTATATAGAAGGATATTCAACACCACCTACTGACACAGATGATGAAGCTAATACAAAAAGAAGAGCTAAGATTCGTAGATTAGATAAGCTAGAACGCACAAACAGACTTAAAGAAAAAATATATCGTAAAGATGGTCAAACAAATAGAGCTAAAGGTGCAAAAGCAAGAGCTGCTAAATACAGAGCAGAACGTAGGCAGTTTGAAGCGCAGATAGAACGTAAATCTTTAGGATGGTTTACTGGAGAAGATAGGTTAAGAAGATTAGCAGAAGCTAATGGTATAAAACCAGAAGTTCTTATTGATGCAAAAGGTAATCTACCAAAATTAAATAAGTTAGCTAGTAGAACTGGTTTTGACCCACGATTAGTTAGTCCAGATGTAAGAAGGGGAGTAGCAGCAGTTAAAGACCCACCAGATATATCGGATGTATTAGAAGAGTTTGGTGTAAAAGATTATAGAGAATTACCAGACAGTATCAGAGACCCACTTAGATTAAAATATAAAGAATTTTTTGAATCAGAGTTTGGCATTATGAACTTCTTAGAACAAGAAGGTAAGTTTCATAACCCACCTACGTTGCCAGACAAAGTTAAAAAAATGAACAAAGTTGCTTTTAATAAATGGATAAAAGAAAATAGAAAAAATTATACAAACAAATATGGTAATTGGAGATGGGATAACAAAAAAGGTAAACCAGATTTTAAATGGCGAAAAAAACATATACAAGACAACTGGGTAGATGATATAGATAACTTATTAGAAGAATCTGAAGCTGCTGGTGCGTTATCAGAAAAAAAACAAGTTGTAGCTGGTGGACTTCCTTCATCTGGTAAAACGTTTACGTTAGCTAACAAAGCAGGCAATCCAAGTCTTAAAACATACAAATTAGATGAATATGTAGTTCTTAACTCCGATGATTTTAAAACAAAGATTATTTTTAGAGATTACGCATCTGCTACTGACAAAAGATTAAATGAATTATTAAGTGATACTTTTATAAATGACCCAGATTTTGGCGTTGGTTCTAAATTAAGTGCCGACAGTCCAGTAATGAAAAAATTAAAAACAACTCATCCAGAGATATACAAAGAAGTATTAGGTAAAGAATTTGATAAAGGCATGCTGACAGAAATTAGAGAACTTGTAGCATCTAAAGTGCCAATAGGAGACACTGGACTATTTGGTTACGAAGCTGCAAACATATTGCACGAAGAATCATCTGCAATGCTTAAAGCTGCACAAGATAAAGCATCAGATAAAGGTTTTAATATAATTCATGATGTAACTATGGGTAGTAATAAACCAGTCAAGTTAGTAGAAGATTTAGTAGATTCAAAAGGATATGAACCAGCTGAAGTAATGTTTATTATGTATTCTCAAGAGCAAGCAAGCGATTCAGTTATAGACAGATACATAAGAAAAAACTTTACCACTGACAATAATCGTGGTGGTAGGTATGTTATGTCAATAGTATTAGATGATGCTACTAAAAAAATTAAAGACCCAGCATTCGCTAACAAGACAATAGATTTATTAGGCAGACCAGCTTTAACAGACAACGAAGTATTTTTAGCAGAATTATTACAATCAGATGCAGTATCACAAAATGCGGATGATATTCAGTTAGTTAATAGGTATTCAGATATAGATATTCAAACACAACAAGCAATACCATATCCAATAGAAATTGTTAAAGACACTAATGGCAATTATAAAGTAGCTACTTCTGCAAGCAAAAATAAAAAACTTGCTATTGATGGAATGAAAATTAGAAACAAATCACAAATAGATATACCGACAAACAAAGCTGGTATAGATGAACTTGATAAAGTTATTGAAGAACAAGTTTTACAAACCCCAACTGGTAGAAACATTTCTATAAAATCAGAATTTTACGAAAAAGTTGCTAAAAGAGATAAATATTATAAAGATTTAAAACTTAAACCAGATGATGCTGGTTTATATATTATTGCAAAAGAAAAAGGATTTACTGGTAAACCAGAAAAAGTAGCTTTACCAACAGATTTAACTGATGTACCGCTTGCCGAATCTAATACTGCAAAAGGAGTAGTTAATCCTATTGGTGGTGGTGTAAATATAGTTGATGAAACATTACAAGATGATTTAATAGTTTATAGGGGTTTATCTGATACTTTAGATACAGACCAAGACACATGGCAACTACAAGATACAAAAATACCAGCTGCTGACAGATTAAATAATATTCAGAGAACTATTAACTTTGTTGATGATGAAAGAATAGTAACTGAGTTTATAGATTTAGGAATACCATTTGTAGAGGCAGAACCAAGCACAAACAGAATCAAAAGAGTAATTAACAATATGAACATAAATATAGATTCTGATTATATAGATGCTAAAACATTTAAGGATGCACAAGAAGAGTTTAGAAAATTAAAACTTAAAGATATAGAAAATGGTACAGAAACATTTTTTACAGATTCATACTTTACACAAAGTCAAGAATTAGTCGATAAAGGTTTTATTGATATAAGTCTTTTAGGAAACGAGGAATTTCAAATTATTTATGATGAAAAATTATACGAACAAGGCATCAATGTTAAACAAGTTAAACAAGCACCAATGATTAAAAGCGGTATGGATATACACAAAGAATTTATAGATGGAGATTATTATGCTGGCAATTCAGCAGTATATGGTTATGGAACTTATACAGATACTAACTTTTCAGTTGCAAAAGATTATTCGCAATGGGAATATCAAGTTAGGGGTAGAGGTTCTGGTGGCGTAGTGCAAGTAATGAAAATTAAAGAAGGTACAAGAATGCCAAGTGCAGAAGTTTTAAAGCAAGTTGAAGAAGAAGTACATATAAGAAACGTAGAAAATTCTAAGTTATCTTCTCAAGGTAGGTATAATGAGGATAACGTAAGAACTTCTCGTGAGCTATCCCAAACAGTCGAATACGATGTTGGGCGTAGACTTGCAGCAATGGGTTATCAAGCATACGATGTTAATATGCTAGAAGGTACAGTAACTCATGTAGTTATACTTGATAGAACCGCAGTAGTGGTAGCTGAACAACCGCTAATGATAGATGGTAAAGTACAATATTAGGAAGGAACAATAATGAAAGTATCTGCTGCAACAAGCAGAAGGATGGGCGAATTAAAATCTAAATTATCCATGCAAGCAAATGCCGAGTTTCATCAACATTTGTTAGAAGGTGGAGATGCCATGATGTGGCTACTTAAATATGAGAAGAAGCTGCAAGGCAAAAGACTAAAAAAACAAGGAATATAAACTTAATATAAAGGAGATAGTATGGCATCAACTGGGATGCAGTTATTAATGACATCTAAAAAGTATGCAAAAGGAGAAGCTACTTGGGATGATGTAATGGCAGCTGCTAAAAAACATAAACCAACTTACGATGCAGCAGCATCATCAGAAAAATATGAAGATGCTAACGCATTCGCTTTAACTGATTTAAAGGATTTCTTTTTGTTACCAGTATCAGAAAAAGAACAAGATATATTAGAGGACTATTTTAATCAGTAGTAGAATAGTCAAATGACAATACAAGAAGGCGATGAAAGAGCTGACATCAAAGTCTTAAAAATCTATCAAGAAATAGAAAGGGATGACAAAGAATTTTATGTATGCTTAGTACAAGGAAAGTCAACACACACTGGACTTGTATTAAGGCGTTCTATTCTGACTTTAAACCAACAGAATCAACTGGTGGAATGCGGTAATGTCAAAAGAATTGATGATGCGGACAACTTCGATAGAATCATAGATTCTTATTTAGAAACTTATGGCTAATAAACGATACAAATGTATCGAGTGCGGCAAGGTACTTAAACACTTACAACAAAGACAATACATGTGCGACCAGTCTCCAGAAGTATGTATAAATTCAATTAAGGTCGTATATCACGAAGAAGAATAAATTGCATTAGTATCACATGATGCTACACTATCCTTGTGAGTAAAAAGGATGGAGAAAAAAAAGTGAGTGAAAAAAAACTTACTCCTAATGAAAAGAAAATTATTTTCTATAATGCAGCTGCCATTGCAAAACAAAGAGTGGAGTTAAATTATAAAAATAATAAATATGACACAACAAACTGGTTTCCATTAGGTGCTAGTTATTTTGGTGTTAAGGGAGTTAAAGGTAAAGCACTTGAAGGGTTAAAGAATTTCGGATTCTTTAGCAACTATGGTGGTGGCGTGAAATACAGAATGCCTTCTGGTCAAAGCGCAAACGTTGGAGACCAAATGGCTGATGACTTTGAAGATTACTTTGTTGAAGCACTTGAAGTGTTTGATTACAAACAACAAGTAGAAACATTTACAGATAGTTGGTATAACTAATGACTATTGGATATAAAGACCCATTAACAAATTGTATATGTTTACCAAATCAAGGGTTCGCATGTATTTATTGTGAAGTAGATAATGAAGTTCCTTATGACCTAGATACTTTTCAACATGATGAAGCTACTAAGAAAAGTTGGCAGAACAGATGATATGTTCAGAATGTTTTAATCCAGCAACAAAAGTTATCAAACATAATAACTGGAATTACTGCGGTGCAGAATGTCTCAACGATAGAATCAATATGGACAGAACCTATGAATGGGTTAGATTTAAGAATCTAATTGACATTTACAACAAAGAAGAACTACTAGGGAGTTTAACGTTGTTGGCATAAGTATCACAATGTGATACAATGGTATTGAAAGGATGGTTAATGAGCGAAAAGAGCGATTACGAAAAGTTGGTCGAGAGTGGCGAATGGTATTTAGATACCGAAGCACCAGACTACAAAGAAAAATTACTTAAAGATGTTCTTGAAAAAAATCAAACTCCGAAAGTCCAAGAAGAAACTCAAGAACAAGAAGGGTGGTATGAATAGCTGATGGCAGGTTATGTTGACAAGTACAAAGACCAAGTAGGCGGCAAGTATGGTGTTGCTGGTCTCGAAGAAATGGTCAATGTTCACTTTCAACAGTTAGATACAAAAATAAAATTACAAGGTTTTACTCAAGAGCTTAAAAAAGAGCAAGAGTTTTTACAAAAAATATACAAACCATTTATGAAGGGAGACTAAATGAATCTATATGTTGTATTTATAAATCCACAATTTTATAAATCAAACAACAAGCTGACACAAACTGAATGTCATTTCTTTACAGATATGACTGAAGCATCAGAGTTCGCAGAAGAGAATGGCGGTGTTGAAGTTTATTCCAGAGTGTATTGGAATGATGACCTTGATAGTGGACTAAATAGTCAAATATCAGATTTATATGGAAGGGAATAAAATGGCTAAAAAAACATTTAAAAAATTGTTTGAAATAAAAGTTATTGAGCATAATGTAATTCGAGTAGAAGCTGATTCAGAAATGGATGCTTACAAGTGGGCAGTTGGTACAGGCGAATATGGTTCTGCGAGACCAGTTCGTGATAGTAATTTTAAACCTATTAAAAAGAGAGTTTATAAATCTGCAAAAGTTATTAGTGAGCAAGATTCTGCTGATGTAATTATTGCAAGAGCAAATCGTAAAGCTGCTCATGAAGCTGGTCAAGTTCTATGTACTACTTGCGGTAAGACTAGAGCAAAACATCATTTTTATGAAAGATACGAAGAAATCTATTTAGGTAAAGAAGATGAACACGAATACTCCACAGTAGAAGGTATGAAGCGTTGGTTCGAGATGAACAAAGAAATTAATAAAAAGTTTGGACACAATAACCAAACTGAATTTGATAAAGAAGATATTGAGCGTTTAAAGAAATTCGGTATAAGCGTTGCTTAGAAAGAAGGGATAATAAATGGCTAGAAAAGAAATAACTAATGTTGCATAACGTGATACAGATGTTAAACTTAAAAGGTATGTTAAAAAAGGATGGTAAATAATGAATCAAGTAATTATTAAATTAAAAAAACAAATCAAAGAAGCCTTAGATAATGATGATTACTTAGGCGCTTATAACCAGTTAAACAAACTAATTGGTTTACTAGATGAGGTGGTGTTGTAATGGCGGGCGGAGACTGCGTAAAAGCAACTTTCATGGAGTTCTTAGATGTTGCTGGTAAAGACAAAGACCAATACAGATACGTTGTTGTATTGCGTTCAGTATTTGGAATGGAACATTTTGGATTTCACTGCTTGTTGAAAAAAACAAATGCTGATGGCAGCGTTACTATGATAGATGCTTCTAATTCAGCTAGAAACTATTTTGAAGATGGCGAGCTTAAGCAAGGCGATAAAAAAGTTATGACTTGGGATGAGTGGGTAGCAAAAGATAATCCAATTCTCGATGGTAAATATACTTATGTTGAATGGGAGTGGCTAGATGTGCTTGATATATTCTTAGGAGAATCTGATGATTTCCTAGAAGATATGCCACTTGCAATGGAAGCATGGAGTTTAGACAAAAAACAATGGAAAGAGAGATTTCCTGAGTTTAAAAACCATGCAGATTACATGAGAAATTATTTTATGCCTAAGTTTCAACCTACAATATTGAAGCTGCATGAAGAATCTGACAAGAAGAAGGGGGTAGCATGAACAGGTCTCAACGAAGAAGATTAAAAAGTAAAAAGGGTGGTGGATTTTATTCCAAAAATAAACTTCATCGTAATTCTCATTTAGGAAAGAAGGTAAATAAAAAATGACTTATGGCTATCAAGGATTAGTTCAGCATGCAAACAAACTAGGTATTGATTTACAAGACTGGATGGCAGAAGAAATAACTACTGAACGTGGCGGTATGGCGTTCATGACACCAAACGTTGATGGTGCAATCTACCTTACATGGGGAGATATTTATTATGTAGATATTACTTTTGTAAATCAAGGTAAAGAGTTTAAAGAAAAAGTACAAGTCAATGATTTAATTTCTATATTAGGAAAGATAGAACAGATGCGTAATGATTTTATTAAAGGCGCAGCTGCTTCAATAATGGAAGCATTCAAAAGCGCTGAAGAATCAGATGGAACTAAATTTTAAATAACTTGCATATTAATAACACAATGTGATACACTTGAGTATTAAAAAAAAGGATGGTTAAAAAAGTGATTAGTAAAGAACTGATTAAAAAAGCAAAAGAACATTTTTCATTTACAGATGAAAAAGCGTTTGACAGAATGATAACTAATGGACATACGTTAGAAAATGCGTTGCAATATACTGCAAAAGATTTCTATGCTGGATATGACATTTCTAAGTGGGTAAAGGAGAATCAATAATGGCACAAGCAAGATTACAAAGATTCGCAAGAGGTAAGACTTATAACTTAAGCGAAATTTGGGCAGCTAATGAAGCAAGCAAAGAATCATATTTGACTGCATTAATTGAATTAATTGGAAAGCTAGAACATAATGCAGATGCTTATTTTAAAGGTATGAATTACGAATTTACCAGTGAGCTAAAACGTGGAGTTACATTTGGCGATAAGTGGGATAAAGTATGGGTTATGAGAGATGGTAAAAAAGCAAGAATCGTATGTTGGATAGATGCAGATACAGGTTTAATATATAAACCTAATGGAGTTAGTGCGCCTTATCCAAAACCAAGAGCTGATATGTTTGATGCAGAGACTTACAAATATGCTGACCCAAATGGC